CCCCGTCTATTGCTATGACGTGGAGACAGACCGATACAACGTACAGGTTGGGTATGAAGGCAGAGCCTTCGATAGAATTGCCCAGCTAGAATCCATTGAAGAAAATGGTGACGTTGTAACTTGGCAAGACTTAACCACAGGTGAGTCACGTCAGGCTGTCATTGAACAAATCTCTTTCACCCGCCTCACACCTCCAGACCGTGGCTTCACAGGCTATGGTGGTGTCATTGATATCACGATTAGGACAGTCTAATGCAACCACAAGACTACGCAACGGTAGCCGTTGCAGTACTTACAATTATAGGTGGATTCCTTGGAGCCGTTAAGTGGCTAGTCAAGCACTACCTCAACGAACTTAAGCCCAATGGTGGTTCAAGTGTTAAAGATTCCGTCATTAGACTGGAAGAAAAAGTAGAAATTCTATACCAAATGATGTTACAGCGAGGGAAGAATGAATGAAAATTGTTGTCAAGAAAGCCACACCTGCCGCTACTGCTGTCCTTCGACAAGCCACAGCGATAGCGCCCTCTCGTTTGAAAGTATCCGATGGACTTCTGCCGTCGAAAGCACATCAGGCACAGAATCCAACCAGCGACCATAACACAGGTCTTGCTGTAGATTTAACCCATGACCCTAAGCACGGCATCGACTGCGTCGATATCTTCCAGAAGTTAAAGGAAGACAAGCGAGTCAAGTACCTGATTTTCAAGGGAAAGATTTGGTCAAAGGAACGTGCAGCTGAAGGCGACCGTGAATACACAGGTAGCAACAAGCACAACAAGCACCTACATATTTCAATCAATGACGGGGCGGGCAATGATACTTCACCTTGGTTCTGGTGGCTTAATCAGCCTAAGGTAATCAATCAGGTGAAGGCGGTACTCACACCATCGCCAAGCAAGAAAACGTATAAGACTGAAGTTTGCACTTGTTGCAAAGTCCATGCGTCAAATCCTACGTCCTAAGGAGGACTTATGAATACAGAGAAACTAGTTGCTATCGCAGGCACATACCTACGTGCAGCTTTCGCATCTGTGCTAGCAATGTACATCGCAGGAATCACAGACCCTAAGGCATTAGGTTCAGCATTCCTCGCATCACTTGCTGCACCTATCCTAAAGGCTCTAGACTCTAAAGAGACTGCCTACGGCAAAGGCTCAGAGTAACCATTTAAGGGCCCTAGCAGGTCCATAGCAACAAGAAACCCCCCTTCCTAAGGTAATCACCCTAGGTTGGGGGGTCTTTTGTCGTTTCTAAATGTTACTTGATGTCATCATCGTCGGCTTCGAAGTCCTCAACTAGGTCTTGGAATGCCTTCATATCTTTCTTGAATCGGTACTGTCTGTATCTTTCAATCAGTTCTAAGTAGACATCGCGTACAGCGATGGCTAGTAATACTCCAAAGAAAACTTCTAACATAGTATCTCCTATAGTATATATATTATATATATAATAACCCCCTTCGGGGGTTTATATTATTATATATTATATTTAATTATACACATAGAATCTGACCATGTAAGTAAGCGACTCGGATATGCCTAGTGGCACCGATGTCCGAGTGTGTTATAGTTATCTCATGATACAACTTGGAGATTACGAATTACCTGAACACGTGAGTTACTCAGCGTTCAGTACCTATGTCGATTGCGGTTACCAGTACTACCTTGGTCGACTCATGCAGGTTCCTGAGGAACCATCAGTCTGGTCAGTAGGTGGCTCTGCCTTCCATACAGCGACAGAAATGTGGGACTTAGAAAATGCAGAATGAATTATGGGCTAAGGCCTGGGCACAAGAACTTGGTGACAAGGACCTGACCAATGCACGTGTTGGTGGTCGAGCAACCAAGGCTAACCCACAGAAGGAAGATGTTAACTTTTGGCAAGCGACTGGACCTCAATGGGTACAGGCGTACATTGATTGGCGTAAGGCTAACCCTAACTGGAAGCTGTGGAAAACACCACAGGGCGTACCAGCCATTGAGTTAGCGATGCTACCTGAATTTGCTGGCGTGCCAGTCAAGATGATTCTTGACAGGGTGTTTGAAGTCAATGGCGAACTGGTTATCGTCGACTTGAAAACCTCTCAGCAAACACCAACCAATACACTGCAACTTGGATTCTACAAGGTCGGTATATTAAAGACCTTTGGTATCGATGTTAAGTGGGGGACCTATTGGATGGCACGTCAGCACGGTGTGTCACCTCTTGTTAGCCTCGAGCAGTACACAGAGGATAAACTTGAGTACCTTGTAGCAGGATTTGACAAGGCTCGTAAGGCTGGAATATTTTTACCGAACACAAACAACTGCCAATATAAATGTGGATTGACAGCACACTGTCAGTTCTCAACGAAGATAGGATAACAAATGGAAGAATGGAAACTACAAGTTAGTTACAAGACACCTGCTGGTGACATGATTAACGTCCGCGCTAACACTGCTGACGAACTAAGTGTGTTGCTTGAAGGTGTTGGTGACTACTCAACACAAGTAGCAGCGGTACAACGATTGGTTGTAGGTGCTTACAATGCAGCCCCTTTGGGGACCACGCCTTCAACTCCAAGCACTACGCAATTCACGTCCTCCGCTCCCAGCCAGGGGCAGGGTCCGTCACTTACACCTCCACCAAGCGCGGTAACTCCATCAGGAACAGCAAGTCCGACGTGCATACACGGAGCGAGAATCTTCCGACAGGGAGTGAGCAAAGCCAGTGGAAAGCCTTACGCTTTCTGGGCATGCCCAACCCCACAGGGGACACCCGACCAGTGCAAGCCAGTAAACTAAAACGTTGATGAGAGAACGCAGCTACCGACGCACACCACAGAAGTGGCTGCGTTCTTTCTACACAGAAGGGAATGAATCAGGATGCGTACACTTGTCCGCTCAGTTGGTCGTTCCAGTATTGGTGGAGAACCGCTCCCTAGTTGCTTTAAGGCATTCGAAAGTAACAAGATTATCATTAGGCGCTCTGAGGTTTCGATGTTCGCAGCCGCACCTGGAGTCGGAAAGTCAACACTAGCACTGGCTTTAGCACTGAAGATGAAAGTTCCAACACTTTACATCTCAGCAGATACCAATGCACACACGATGGCTATGCGATTAGCCTCAATGATTTCAGGTAAGTCACAGACTGACGTTGAAGCATTGATGAATACAGACCATGGTTGGACAAAGGCAACACTTGCAAAGGGTAGCCACATTGTATGGTCGTTTGAATCAGCACCAACACTACAAGATATTGATGAAGAAGTGCAAGCCTTCGAAGAACTATGGGGTTGCCCACCAACATTGATTGTTGTAGATAACTTAATGGATGTAGCCACCGATGGTGGCGAAGAGTTTGCATCTATGCGTGCAATCATGAAGGAGTTGAAGTATCTTGCGAGGGCTACTAATGCTGCAGTGGTTGTACTACATCACACTTCGGAGGCTGTCCAAGGTAGCCCGTGTCAACCGCGCTCCGCTATTCAGGGTAAGGTTGCTCAACTTCCTGCTCTTATATGCACCCTCGGCGTTGTTGGTACTTCTATGGGTGTTGCACCTGTTAAGAATAGATACGGTAGAGCTGACGCAGGAGGAGGACTCATGACATGGGTTGCTTTCAATCCTGAGTACATGTTCATTGATGATATACCAGAGAATGTTTAAGGAGAATAATGCTAATGGAAAAGACGCTTAAGATTATGAAGCAAGAAGCATATGTCGAAGGTTGGCAAGATGCAGTAGCTGCATTAACTAAAGAGTACGAAGATAGATTACGTTCAGTCATTGAGAAGTTCGAACTACCAAAGGAATACGAAGTAGATGACGACACGGAAAAGCCACAAGGCTAGAGGTGCAACCTTTGAAACCGACATCAGAGATTGGTTTCGAGCAAATGGATACGATAGTGAACGACTTGCTCGAACAGGTGCAAGAGATGAGGGCGACGTTGTTGTCCGCAAAGACTTCCTTGGAAGCATTGGCATCATCGAATGTAAAGCACCAGGTGCAGGCAACGCCATTGACCTTAGTGGGTGGACGAAAGAAGCACAGATTGAAGCAACGCATTATGCGGAAGCAAGGGGTATCGACCGTGACACCGTCCTCCCAGCGTTACTTATCAAGGCTAGAGGAAAGTCAATAGCAGATTCATATTTAGTATTACGATTAGGAGATGTATTCGGTGAATGATTTACCCAGCATCAAGGCTGTACTAGAACACTATGGTGCTAGTATGCGTCGCGACCATGGGCAAGTCAATCTTAAGTGTCCGTTTCATGGTGACTCACATCAAAGTGGAACGGCAAACTTAGACGAGAACTTATTCGTATGCTTTGCCTGCGGTGTACAAGGAAACAGTTTACAAATCATAGCACAACAAGAAGGATGTGACATACGTGGGGCAGCAAAATTCGCAGAAGGAACTCTTGGGCATAGCGTCCAAAAAGTACCAGGAAAGCATCTATCAGGCAGAGGTCTACCTTCGAAGCAGAGGTATAACTCTGGAGGTAGCGCGGTTGGCACGATTAGGCGTAGTCGCGGAGCCTGAACCAGGACACGAACAATATACTGGCAGGCTTAGTATACCTTATGTAACTAAGTCAGGCATTGTAGACATACGCTTTCGCTCACTCAACCCTGCCGTTGAACCTAAGTACATGGGTATGGTAGGAGCTGATACTAAGATGTACAATGTGTTAGACATTGAACGAGCAGGTGATTGGATTGGAGTATGCGAAGGTGAACTCGATACACTTACTATGTCTCGTTGTGTTGGCATACCTTGTGTTGGAGTACCAGGTGCAAACAGTTGGAAGAAACACTACACACGATTGCTTGCTGACTTCGAACGAATCTTTGTATTCGCAGATGGTGATGGGCCAGGCAGGGAGTTCGCAAACAGTTTGGCTCGAGAGTTGCCAGTCACCATTGTTGGATTCGGCGACGGAGAAGATGTTAATTCGGCATATACCAAATACGGAGCATCATTTATTAAAGAGAAGATGGGATTAACAAATGAAGAATAAGATTAATCCTTGTCCAGAATGTGGACAGCACTTTGATAATGTGTTCGAAGCAACAGACCATCTACTTGAAGATGATGAAGAGTTCGACCCAGCATTGGTATTGCCTAACGGCTATCGCCTTATGATTGGTTCGTTGTTACGTTGTATGTACCGCTACGCAGAGCAACCTGAACAGATACGAACGATAACACAGGACACGTACATGACCCTGTTCTCCGCAGAGACAGACCCAGGTACAGTACTTGAAGTTATTGAAGATATGATTGTTGGCTCTAGCATGGTAGGAATTGATGATGAACTTAAACAGCTACTCGAAGATGGAGAGTGAAGAGATATGGCAGATTATCCAATACGTATCAGGACTGGGATTGAAGATACAGTCGTATCACAAGGAAAACACTCAGCTAAAAATAACTTTAACAATACCGCTATTGCACGCGAAGTCCACCTAGAGGTGCACCTTAGCAACACAATCAATGAGTTGTCTGAGTTGTTGCTGAGCAAGCATAAGGACTATGGTCCTAAGAATATTTCCCAAGCACCAGGTGGTGCAATCAATGGTCTGCGTGTACGTATGCATGATAAGTTAGCACGAATCAATAACCTGATTGACAGTGGTGCAAACCCTGAGCACGAATCCTTAGAAGATTCCTTCAAGGACATGGCTAACTATGCAATCATTGGGTTGCTGGTTTTACGAAAGCAATGGGACAATGACTAACAAATCTTCATTCGATTTAGACTTTGGATACGGACGCAAGGGCGAGCAGTTAGTAGATGAGTTGCTTACTGGTGGACGTACTGTCGAAGTAAAGCGTGACCGCAAGTGGGCTAAGACTAACAACCTATACATTGAGACTGAGTGCTTCTTCAAGAAGATTGAGGACTGGGCACCATCAGGGTTAGGTGTGACAGAAGCAGCATACTGGGCGTTCGTGCTTGAAGAGAGCACACTCATTGTCCCAACAGATGCGTTGCGTTATGCAGTTAAAGAATTTGGTAGAGAGATTACGTGTAACATCCCACCTAATTTGTCTAAGGGATTCTTAATTACAGTAGATGATTTAATGTCAGCGACACGACTATACAAGAGAGCAAAGGCAGATGAACTGGCAACAAATTGAGCCTTGGGAATATGTAATTACGGCAGTAGCCTCTGAATATCATCGTAAGTTTGACATGGTTGAACTCGAAGATATCAAGCAGAGTTTATATGAGTGGTTTGCTAAGCACCCTAACAAGGTGGCTGAGTGGGAGAAGATAGGTAACAAGGATGCAAAGAACCTTATCTATCGTAGCCTTCGCAACCATGCATTAGATTATTGTCAGAGATGGAAGGCTAAGAGTGTCGGATATGACGTGTCGGATATCTATTACTATGAGGCAGATGTTGTAGAAGCACTGCTCCCTGCTGTGTTGCGTAGTGAGTATGGTGTTACTCATAAGTTAAACTTGGGTAGACCAGGGCGACCAAGCGCCCCTTCTGAGGGTGGAAACTTATCTGTCATGATGATGGAGATAGACTCCGCATACTGGAAGTTGAGTAAGGAGGATAGAAAGATACTCTTCTTCCGATATGCAGAGTCTATGGACTACAAAGAGATAAGCAATTACTTATCACTAGGTAGTGATGACGCAGCACGCATGAGAGGTAACAGAGCTGTCAAGCGACTGGTCAATAAACTTGGTGGCTTCAAACCATTCTATGATAACGACATCATGGAGCCCACGGAAACAGAGCCATCAGAAGACTCATCATACCAAGAATTAGGTACACCGCAAGAGTCAGAACAGTAAAGAATGTTACCACTATGATTGCGAAGGCACGGAATGTACTAGTACTGCGCTTTCTACTCTGCATCAGGGTCAAACTCCCTGTCGAAGTCAACCTCTGAGTCTATCATCTCTTGTATCATACCTTCCAAGTCCAACTCTGCTGGGTCAACATGTAACGCTTCCCCATTTACATTGTAGAACTCTTCAATCTCTTTCATGCTAGCAAACTGTAGCTCATCAGACTGTAAGTCACAGGCTGAACAACCACCAGCTTCGCATACTTCACATACCATTTGCTATCCTCCTGTTGAATAGAATCCACTGCCATTAAACTTGACAGGTGGTGCACTGTACACCCTTACCATTGGCTCATTACAACTGTCGCAGTAAGGTATGATTTCCTGTTCGGTCATACCCCTACTGATTGTGATAGTGCTTGAGTCAACCTCACACTTGTATTCATAGCTAGCCATTTGCTTCTTCCTCTCCAGCCCATGGGTCTCTGTACCTGTACT